AGAGGCGACGGTCTTCACAACTTTTCTCCACCAATCACCTTTAGCATTCTGATCTACAGGACATGCAATTGGCATGGTTGAGACGGCTGATCCATACAAAGCCAAAGCTTTAACATCATAACTAGCTGAGGGGGTTGCCATGGCAAGTAAAGTGTCAGTGTACATAGGGAAAATTTCAACAAAAGATCTAAAATGGACTGTCAGAGTTGTCTCCTGTGACAATCCAGTAAAATAAGCAAACACTGTATCAGTGTGAGCTTGTTGACAGTAAGATCCATATCGAAAATTTGTCTCAGAAATGACGCCCACCATTCCACCAAAACCCACATCTCCAAATCCACGATGAATATCCTTGTGGAAAGTTGGGATGTGTGATGAAACTGGTGTGACTTCATTATTAACTGTAGACAAAGGTACCACACAATAACAGCCTTTTTTGGCTTCCCACTGAACTGAATTAGGATAAGTCATAGCTTCAGCTAAGGAAGACGGTGGTGCAGAAAATTCTGAATGAGTTGAAGGAAGTTCAGAAGACCATCCTTCACCTGTATAACCTTCAGCACTCCTGAGAGTGTGTTTATTGTTCTGACTCACTCTACCAAGAGTCACCGTTCCTTGTTTGTACAAATCTGAAGTAGTATTATGCACTTCAAAACCTTGAGCTATAACACGTCCTTGATGACCTCCTAAATCAGGAGGAACAGCTGGAAGTGTTGTTGACTCAAAGTTGGTTGGGGCCCAAGTCACAGGATCTGAATCTGGAAATAATGATTCATTAGTATCCGCAGAGTAAATATTCAATGAAGAAAAATTCACTGTATAAAGCGGATTAAACTGACAACCACGCACACTAGGAAATGCGGCAGGAGACATTTCGAACTCGTCACCACACACCATAGGTGCATTCCAAATCAAACAATCCCATGTACCTGTACTACCAGATGGTGCATTAACTTGAGCAGATCTATTATGAGTATGAACCACTGAGAGACCACCATCCACATCAGGATAACCTTTAGGAGCCACCTGATAATCATGAAAAGGATCAAAAGCTACTTTCATCCATCTCTTTCCTTCTTGACTTAATTTCGTTGATTTTTCCAATTTTTCTAGAAGATCTGTCATCTTCTACTAACTAACTTCTTTAACCGGTAAAGTCACTCCAGCACCGGTTAACGATGGCATGGTAAAAGAAAAATTAAAAACCACACAGAGGCGTCTCAACACCTGTGTACTTCTTGAGCTGGTAGATGTCATTGAGACTACCTAACATTCTCAAACTATCGATATCAAGTTGATCCATGAATGCTGAGGCCCATTTCAAAACAGCCTGACGGGCTATCTCATACTTTGTTTCATCAGCAAACATATTGGAGACTAAATTAACTCTTCGAAAAACTTGATCTTTCAAAGAAGAACTCTTCTTCCGATAATTTAAAGAATCTAACATCTTGTCAGTTCTGTAGATATATAACAGATACGCAACTTCATCCACAATCCTTACTTTTGGAGACATTCCAATAAATGTCACAGACATTGAATCAATGGCATAACCGGGGGATTCTAGCCACATTTGGTGTTCATGCCATGTGTCATCCAGATCAAGTGCATTATAAATGCCTGTTCGATCTTTCAGCAAGACATCATCACCAACAACGTTGAGAGAAATCTGATAATACGGTATCACAGTTCCAGTTAAACGGAAAGAATGGTGTATCATCATACTCAACGTGGCTATAGAATTATCCGAAGCTGTATTTGTTTGACCAGTTTGTTGACCTATTTGAGGAATTAAAAATCCACCATAATTGGCTAGCATGCAATACGTCATATTATAATAACGATCTACTATCTTGCGCAATTCAGGTGGAATCAACATTTTCCTAAGGTCACGGCACCACATAGCACAAATGCTTGAAAAACTAGCATCATTGCTCTGTCCGTCAGCTTCGAGGGCTTTACCTCGAGCTAAAATAAACTTTTGCCAAAACAAAGCAGCTTCACTACCGGGATTGGACAAACCAATCTTTATTGGAATTTGGTCATGGAACAAAGTAATTCCTTCATTCTGAGCACCAAAAAGCCAGTTTCCTACAATCACCATAACCAAGTTTGCTGGTCCAAAGATTCTAGCATCTTTATTTTTCAGACGCATTTCAACTTTGGTCGTAAAATTGGTCACTTGAGTATATTCAAGAAAATCAGTCAGAAAATAATCAAACAAAACATCCATTTCTGGATCTGTACAATTGAGAAAATCTTTCTGAAACTTT